CTGGGAAACGCCGAATATTCAGAATCTATGGACGCAGTCGCACGCTGCACCATCTGCCTGGTGCGCAGGTCACGGTTCAACTTATTGTGCGCGTAGGTTATGAAACTTGGGATCGCGCTCGTTAAATCACTACGATTTAGAGTATCCGCGATCTCAGATTTCAGCGTTCCATAGTTCGTAATGGCCATTAGACTTTGCCTTGCCGGGTTCTGAAGTGTTTAAGGTCCGGTGAGTTCAAAAGCTGCTTCATCTTCTTCTGATCTTTTGTGTAACCTTTCTTCACCCAATCGTAATAAATCGACATGGGGATCGACGCGACCTTAGTCATGCCGTCACCGTAGCGTGTGTGCTTATCGGTTTCGTTATTTTGCGCTTTCGCGTCTTTTATGATTTCCGACACGTCCTGCTGCGTTTGCACGCTGAAGGTGTCATCGTGGTCGGAATAGTGGAATGTGGTGGTTGTTAATGTGTCCTTATCAACGTCGAGAATCCGTTTCATTTTTTCTCCAAAAAAAACGGGGCCCGAAGGCCCCGTCCAATTGCTCTCAAGGAAATTTAAGAGTCAGTGCAGTCGTAGATTGCTCCACAAGCTGCTTCGTTCTTCACGATAAGCCCGTATTCAACCAGGATCATTCGCTTTTCTGCATCCAGTAGTCATTAGCATGACTGTTTCTTCAAAACAGGGCGTTAATCTGTTTCCGCTCTCGCTGCTAGATATTCCTATCTAGTTGAGACTATATCATCAGCCGCATGGGCTGCTCTGCGCTTCGGATCACTTGACCCTACTCCCTATCGGGATAGTCGTTGCACGTTCCTTAAAAAGGCTTCGCTCAGGATTGTCCGGTCTGGATATCCCCTGAATTCACAGAGTTTGCAATCACTATTGCTAGTGAAGGGGGCAATGCTGTTTACCCGTTTTAGCAAGTTCTACAGTTTCCATAGGTCGCAACATACCCACGCCGAGGTACTCCGTATCTAAAACGAAAACGTTTCGAGTTGGAGAGAATCGGTTAGGTACGATTGAAAGTTCGCCGAAGTCTGAAACATAGATATCGGCGGCACCAACAATCGTGGTTGGACCAGGAGGAGCCATGTAACGCTGCGCTGCAATACCAGCGAAGCCAGACATGGTTTGCTTGTTGTGTGCACCGAGCATAACCATCGAAGGTTCGCCGCCCTGTGTCCAACAGTTCTGAACTACCGTCTTCAAAAGAGGTTCAGTGTACGCTCTTTTGTTAGTAGCTTCAGTTTGGATGGTGGTAGGAATACCCGCAGTTAAAACAGGATTCGCACCCGCAGTGCCAGATGACCCGGTGTTAGAAACACTATTGGTCGCCAGCCAGGCAGATAAACCACCTGTTTTACGTGCGCTGCCTGTACCACCTGCATCGGGCTTAATGTTAGCTGTAAGTACAGCTTCCATATCCCGGCGCAACTCCTTTCCGTTTTTTACCGTTTGGTACGCAATTTCTGAGTTGCGGCCCGCCAGGTCTTGGAACTCCAAGTTATCAGCAATGATGAAAGTCTTACGCGAAATCTGTGTACGGTTGTTTACACGAACCGTTGGACTGACCGCTGTAAAGGACGAAACATCGTCGCCGTCTATTTGGGCATTAGATGAACTTGCTGCTGCAAGCGTATCTGTTTGCCACTCGAACAAAGTGTTAGACACTGATTCTTGTCCGATGTTACTGATGAGTGGCGTCTGCTCAGGACTGATATCATAAATTATATTCATCAAGTCTTCGCGGATGCCCTTCGCGCTATGCGAAGTAAACGTGTTGGTTACGATAGCCATTTGAAATTACCTTTTAGGCTGATTATTCAAATGCATCTCGATCAACTTTTGCGCGTCAGTTATCTTTCCAGATTTTTTGACCTGTGCCCTAGCGTCCCGAAATGCGCTTCTCTTCGGTGCGGAGCGTTGTGAAGACCCTGGTGAAAGTGTCTTTGTGGTTTTTGCGCGCGATTTCTTTGCTGCACTGCTTCCCTGGTCAAACAACCAGGCTTTACGCATCATCGCCACGCTTCCCCAATCGGTGATCGCATTGAGTTGGTCTGCATCTAGATAACCATTGTTCAATGCCCACTGCTCGATCTCCTGCTTTTGCTTGGTGGCTATCTCGTCATCCTTCCATTCGGGGATGTTGTCCAATAGCAATTTACCCTGCTCGTTCAGTCGATCTTCTCTTGCTTGGATGAAACGCTGCTGCTGTTCAGCGAGTAACTGCTGTTGCTGCTGTTTCACCTTGTCCAACTCAGCTGCGTTCTCCTGTTTCCTTCTGTCGAATTCACGTTGGAGTTGCAGCGCTTTAACGGGATCAGCCTTTGACAGCTTGTCCCAATCAGGCTCCGCATTGAGTTGCTTTTGAATTTCCGTAAGGTTGGACTCTAGTTCAGGAAGGAGTTGTGAATATCTTTCCCTAGCAGCGTCAGTTTCTTGCGTGATGCCATCAAGTCGCTTTCGCTGTTCTGAAAGATCCTGTGTCTTACGGGTATAGTCACTTTGGCGACTGTAGCCTTTAAGCAGTTCTTCCTCAGACAGTTCAACTTCCTCACCGTTAAGGTTGAGTTTGAACGTCCTGGGGGGCTCCTGCTCGTCGTCTTGATAGTCGTCCTCAGTGTCGGGCTCTGTATTTAAAAGCCCTTCATCAGCCGGTGTTTCAATTGGTTCTTCAATTGTTTCATCGGCACTTTCGGTGGTGGTTTCTTCGGTTGCCTCTTGTGGGTCCAGTAATCCCATCACCTTATCTTGCGCTTCTCGAAGTGTCCCAGAATTTGGGGTTTCTAACGCCATGTAAATTACCTCTTGATTAGTCCATTATTTAATATCGCCTTCAGTTTCCTCTCGAAAGAGAGACTGCCTAGCAATTCCATGTAGAGTTCCTCGCGAAATTCTGCTTCGGTTGGTGAGGTCGCTGCCCAGCGTTTTTTTAAATCCTCTTGGATTTTTGTGATCGCTGATTTCAAAACCTCATCATCGAGTAACTCTTTGGCCCTCCTGGCCTCTGTGTCTGTCACTGTACGGTTTGCCTCCTAAGCTGTTCGCGCTCTCGATCCATCATCTCCTGAATTTCAGCAGTGGTAATCTGCGCGCCAAACTTGGCCTTAATTTCTGCGACGTTCATCATCACGTCGGCTTCTAACTTGTCTTGCCTGAAATCGTCATCGCGGACCATCTGCTGTCGCTTGAGTTCAAGTTCAGCGGCCTTCATCTGGACCTCGGCCTGTATCTGTTCTCTTTGTGCCTGGACTAATAACTCATCAGCACTAGGCGGCTGTGGCTGCGGTGGTGGTATTTGAATCTGGCCTTGAGCAATAAACTCGGCTGTATTCTTAAATCCAGCCATCTCAATTGCTGCATTGATGGTGTTACGATAATTCTCAAGTGACACTAATGGATTATTAATTCCAAACTTCCCAATGATGTTTTCCTGCAGAGTCATAATGCTCTGAAGAGATGACATCTTCTCCTGCTCTGAGGAGCCACCAATAGGGACGTTGGTTGAAACATCCATGTTGGAGTTCCAGGCACGCGGGTCTATCGGGGTGAATTCTTCCCGCAGCTTGATCAACCGGGCATAGTCTTGGTGCTGGATTAGAAGTTTTAAAACACCGGAGTACAGTTGTCTCATACCAACTTCTGCAAAGTTCCTTGCTATGAGTTCCATCTGTGCCTGGGCACCCTGGACCGTTGCATTCACCGCAACCGCTGTGGTGCTTTGTAAGTTCTCAGCATCCAAACCCATTGAGGCTTTACTAATGCCGGTCCTGCCTTCTTTGAGGGAGTCTAAATACCCAAGCATGGGGAACGCATCCTTACCCACATAAGGCAAGGTTAAGGGCTGAACCGCCCCAGGTTGGTCCTGGCGAATGATCGCGCCCACCTCGGTGTTCTGCACATCCTCAATGTTCACCTGGCCATCTGTTATAACCATTCTTGGATGGATCGAGAGACTCAAGGAGTCTAGTGAGTTCCTTAAAACATTCGATTTGATTTTTTGTATGTCACCAACCAAATCATAAATAGACGTTCCGAAGAACACATGCGCCTCTGGAATAGGGGAAAAAATTGCAAAAGGCGGATGCGACCAAGCTTCGTGATGGACGATCTCGTAATCATTACCCATGCAACAAATCTTTCTAAGTTCAGCAACACCGTCGTTGTTCCAATCCACCTTCATGTAGGCTTCAACGTATTCGACAAGTTTTACTGATTCTTCGGAACGAAAGCCGTAGTTAAGCGCCGCGGGGTTGCGGGTTCTTCTCTCGACGTTGTCATCTAACTCATTCACACCCGAGGATTTGGACTCAGCCAGGTCAAAGTCATAACCCATCTGGACTAATTCAGAGACAGTGGCCATCCGTCTGTGTGCGGTGAAGATGGCATCCTCTAGATTCGTTGCGTCACGATCTATGAGAAACTCTTCACAAGGTAATGCCTTAACCTTAACTCGACCATTTCTTACGCTGCGGGTCACGTGCACAGAGAAACTCATGCCGATCTCAGTCATTATCTGAGACATGACATTCACTTGCAGTTCCGGGTCAGACATTAGGGCATTTAACGAGGTTTCATCTAAACCCGTTAGCTGGTACGACTCATCGTCGCCCATGTCATCCCAGTAGTATTTTACAATTCCAGTTTTTCTTACCAGGGCGTCTTCCCAGGCAGACTGACACTCCATGTATAAATTATTGTCTTTGGTTAAAACATAATTAACGTAGTCTGTTGCCATTTCAGCAAAAGGCACGTCCATCTGTGTTTGGGGGACAAACTCAACAACCTTTTCGCCGCCAAAGAAGGTCCGCATAAGCGCAGGCATGATCTTGCCGACGGTGTCTCTTACAGTCATATCTACAACTGCAGACCGTCCCTCCTCCTCGTTGCCGAACTCATCACCACGATAATACTTAGTAGCTTCAGCGCGATTGGGGGAAACGGTGTCGTCGATGTACTTTTTCGAGTCGTCGATCATGGAACCGACATAACCCTGGAGTTCCTCGAAAGACATGCCGCCAGTTTCGGCGTTCATCTCTTCCTGAATCATGTTCAGTTCATTGAGTTCTTCTTTCATACCACCGACCTAATGCCGCGCGTAATGCGCTGCGTTCGAGAATATTTCCGACCATGTATCGCAATGGCAGGCTTAGACGCCAAGGTTAAGATCACCGCATCAGCCTTATCAGGCGAGGGTAATCCCCTTTTCCTCATTTCGTCTTTTGATTCAACTTTTAATTTACCGCTTGATGAAAATGCGTAACGCGGTGAAACGAGTTCTGCAAACAGACCCTCGTCCTTCGGGATCTTGCAATCCCTGGCATCCAGCCACTCTTTCATCTTGAACCAGAGCTCCGCTCTTAAATTTAGATACTGACCACGCATCGAGGGAGCCTCGGCCACGTTAATCCCTCTACAGGGCAGACCGAGTTCTCTGAGGCGATCAACAACGCCGGCGCCTATACCAATTGAGTCCACTAAAATTTCTATGGGCTGCTGCGAAGGTGGTGTGTCGTCGTACTTGGCATGAACTAGTCCCGTGAGTTCCATCAGGTCTTTGCCCTTCCAGGATTCTATCCAGTTCACTACAGTGCCCTGGCGCTCTGCTAACACAGAGGAATCCCTACCAAACCTGGCAACGTCCAAACCCCAGACCCTGGGGGAAAACTCAGACATCTGAACATCACGATTCTGCGCATCTTCCACTAAACCCATGGAAATGATGCTGTCGTCGTCTGTCTTGCCAAACTCACCTAAAACACGAACCGAGTAAGCCGTGGAATCTTCCCCGTACTTAATCGCCATCTCTTTGATGAAGTCTTCAGAAACTCTAGGTGAGTCCACGCAAGAAACATGCATGGTGTACCACTCGCTCTTTAAGCGATGGTGAGACTCAAAAAACGTCCCGACATTCCTTACCGGGTTACCCAGCATGATAGTCGTTGCGGAAGAACCACTCATTGAACCG